ATAAAGGGACCAGAGGAGTCAAAGGTTTCAAATGAGCCAAATGCTGGAAAATGAGATCCACCGGTTGAAGTTCGTGGAGCATGGGCTGAGGACAGAGATCCATAAGCTGCGGGAGGCGCTGGCGGTGTATGCGGAGGAGGGGAATTGGCGGGTGCTCTTTTTGGGTGGTGATGCTGAGCTGAGGCTTTGGGTGGGTCCGGGGGAGGGGCCGGTGTTGGGGAAGTTGGCGTTGGTGGGTGGATTGGAATCCCCTAACTCGCTTCCTGCATCCCTTCGGGATGAGCAGGACGCTCGTGGGGCGATCAGCGACCCTTCGTCTTCGCTCAGGGATGTCGCTGATCGTGGCCGGTGCGATGGTTAGGATGTTTGTAGGTAGTCGGACTTGGCCGGAAATTGTTGGGGAGGCAGTACCAGATCTGAAGCATGGGGCGGACCGGGTGCTGTTGAATGAGCGGTTGAGCAACGGGATGTGTAATTTGAAGGTGGAACGGTTTGGGGAGGCGGTGGAGGTCACAAGGTACAAGTCGCAAGTCGCATGTGATGTTGTTTATGTTGTGCGAGGTGAAACTGAGAATCAGGGGGTATTTGTGATGCATATGTTTTGGAGGGAGGGAGGGGTGGAGGAACCAGAAGAACCAGAGGTTACAGAGGTGTCAGATGGTTGAGAATGAGATAGTGCCGTGGAAGTGTAGTAATAAAAAATGTAAGGCGCATTTGGGGCGGGTTGTGAGGAATGGGAGTGGGGTGCGGCAGTTGTTGTTGTATCGGTTTGCCGTTGATCCTGGAGCTGAGGATCTTGCTGAGGTGGATATCATCGGCGTCCTGGAAGGCCAAATGAGCGATATTAGGTGCTCGGAGTGTGATGCGGTCAGAACCTGGGTGCCGGGGGAGGAGGCGCTGAGGCAGTTGCTGGAGAGGTGTGGGGTGAAGTTGGCAGGGAGTAAGGAGTTTGGGTGAGATGAACATATTAGTTGAAAAAGTGCTGCCTAACCCCGAGCAGCCAAGAACTGTATTTGATTCTGATGAGCTTGAAGAATTAGCTGCATCGATAAAGGAGCATGGGGTGATTTTGCCGATATCGGTGGAAAAGGCAGATGATGGGTTCTTTGTTTTGCATGACGGAGAGCGGAGATGGCGAGCTGCTCAGCTGGCGGGAATGAAAGAGATCCCTGCGACTATTGAAGTCCCTAACAACGGGAACGGATCTCGAGAAAGGTTGGAGAGAGCCCTGGTGGCAAATATCCAAAGAGAAGATACGAATCCGATCGATCTGGCCAAGGCTTTTGGGAAGTTAAGAGACGACCATAAGCTGAGTATCAAAGAGATCGGTAAACGGATTGGGAAACCCGGAGCTGCGGGATATGCGTACGTGAGAAATCGTTTGATTCTTTTAGAGTTGGACGAGGAGATCCAGAATCTAATTGCGCAAGGTAAACTACAAAAATCCCAGATCTTGGTAGATGGGTTGTTATCTATCCCCGATCGCAATGCGAGGGTTCAGCTTGCAAAAAGGATCGCTAAAAGAAGGCTAACGGTCAAGGGTGGTTTGAGGGCGTGCGTCAGGGTAAGAGAAGCCCTGGCCAGCGATGGTATGGGGGACGAAACACCTGCAGTAAGGTTTGCACAGGCCAGGGCTTTGAAGGATGCCCCAGACTGGCAGGTGTTAGCCCTGGCCGGGCGGGTGCCGCCCTGGGATGTGGTAGTGAAGTGCGCGGTGGGAACATGCAGAACCTGTCCACTGCGAGAAGTGGCTTCAAGCACGGTGTGCGAAGAGTGTGGTGTTGTGGATTTGCTGAGGAGATTACTTGCGTATGACGATGCTCGGTGAAGTGATCGATTATATTGTGGATCAGGAGGCGGTAGTAGATACGTCACGTACGCGCAGGATGCCTGCGTGGACAGATGCAGAAGACCAATTCTTGAAAGAAAACTTAGGATTTATATCTGAAGATGAGATAGCACATCGATTGGGGAGAAGCAAGGGAGCTGTACATATTCGATGGACGCGAGAGCTCGAATTGTATGCGCCGTCAAAGCATCCGGATTATTTTACGACAAATATAATTGCTGAACTTCTGGGCGTTGATTCGCATGGTCCGCCGACGTGGGTGGACCGGGGGCTATTGCCTGGTGTGAAACTGCCCTTCGAAAGAGTTATCCGCCGAGTGAAAAGGAGCGATTTCTACCGGTGGGTAGTGAATCCAATGAACTGGATTTATTTCAAGCACGAAAAGGTGAAGGATGTCAAGCTGAAGCGCTTGTTAGAATTGAGAAGAGAAAGATGGGGAGATGAATGGTGGCCAACTGTCAAAGTTGCCAAGTATCATGGTGTAACGACGAAACACGTTACTACACAAATAAAGAGGGGTAAGATCCCTGCGGTGCAAGCTATAAATCCAGCTGGACGTAACCCAAATGGGCGATGGAATTTCTGGTATGTACTGCGATCAGAAGCTCTGCGGGCTGTGTTTAAAAGGGGGAAAGGACATGATATTAGAGAATGGAGCAGAGATTGTGATGCGTTTTTGGTTTTGGCTCGAGCTGTGGGGATATCGAGTAATGCTTTCGTCTGCATGGTTCCAGGATGGAAAACACAAACAGTTTCGTATCGGTTGAAGAAGCTTTGGGAGAAGAGTGAGATCCCTGAATTGGTGAAGGAGTATGGTTTGGGTGTGCAGATCGACGTGGGGCGAGGATTGCTATTGGGAGATTGGCGTGCTTATCGAAAGCGTTTCCCATACCTGGCAAGGTGTGTGAGGCGCTTCATGGTTGGTGAGGCTAAGAAAGATGAGTTGCACCCAGTGAGAGGAGTATTGAAGGTGTGGTGCCGGTGGTATTTTGGGGACGATGACCCTATGACGAAGCGATTGTATTCAAGGGCACCAGTTACAACTTTGAATGATGCCAGGTGGAAGATTATTGATGAGTTGGGAGAGAATGTTTTGTTTTTTTGAAATACTTGACATACAATATCAGGTAATGTATTATGAAAGCGGTTGAGGGGGATGGTGTCTCCCCACTTGGGCATTGTTGTCCGTCCCCCACGGACCCCAGATATTCCACCCCACCATCCCTTGAAACCGGCATTATTATAGAGAATGCAGGCCCTGTGTAGTCGACGGGGTCATAGTCAGAGATGAGCGCCTGACGACGTTATGTCGTCGGGCGTTTTTTGTTTCCCCTATCCCCCCTGGCCCCCTTTCCCCTGCCCTTCGATACGCCCTGCGGGCTACTCAGGATACAGGAGAATGGGGGATAGGAAGTTAGAACGGAGGAAAGATGAATAGTAGATTCGATTTTCAGGCGATTTGGCGGGCTTTGGTAGGTGCTGCGGTGGTCGGTGTGGCATGGGCTGCTGATAACCAGTCGGCGGTGATTACGGCGGTGGCGATGGTGGTGGTCTGGGTGGTGAACGCGCTGGCCAAGTGGAAGGGGATCGTGATCGGCAGGGCGAAGTTGACAGGGCTGCTGTATGTGCTGGCAATGATCATGTCGGTGGCATTCAAGTGGCAGATGCTGCCTGCAGTGCCGGTATTTGGTGGGGATCCGGCTGTATTTGCGGCTACTCTGGTGGAGTATGGGTCGGCTTTGATCGCGCTCTCTTCTGTGTATGTGGGTGGAGCTACAGCGATCTATAACATGCTGCTGAAGCAGGTTTTCGATAAGTTTACGCCCGGCGTGAAATGAGCGCGATGGAAAGCAGGGAGGTTATCAAAGAGATCAGAGTTTTGTTGGCCACCGACACGCCGCCGGAGGACGGGATTGCGATGCGGTTGATCCTGGCGGCGATGTCGGATTTGTTGGAGAACTTCGACGAGGACCACAGGAAGGTTCAGGTGATGTGGCCTGCTTATAAGGGGTTGATGTGGATGGCGGGGATCTTGGGGTTTTCTGTGATTACGTTGATTTGGGGTCTGGTGACCGGGACGGTAACGCTGGCGATGGCGGGGCCGTGACCGTGACCCCCCTGCCCTTTGGGCATCCCCCCTACTAGGGGGGAAGGGTGTGTTTGAACCCCTTATTCGCTTCGCCGGTTCTGCGAACGACGGCGATGCTCATGGGGTAAAAATCTACGCTCACTACGTTCGCAGGTAGATTTTTATGAAAAAGTTTGATTGGCGGTTGATTGGGCAGTTGGATATGGGGTTGGAGATTGAAGCCCCCCCTGACCCCCCCAATACTGGGGGGGAGAGTTCGCTCTCATTTGAGGAGGTTCAGGCGAGGAGTGAGAATGCGCGGAGGGTGTTAGAGGAGATGTGTTGCCCCGCTGCGCGCACCGACGCCGATAGCGAGAGCGGTGGCTTGCGGGGTGAAATGGCACCGGACGCAGGGTGGTCCGATAGTGCCATTTCATGGTTTTCGCATTATCTCAAGTTGAGGGAGCTGGGGTTCAGCTGGCGAATTGCCTGTTATATCGCCTGGGCGGCGAGCCCGAAGCGGGAGCGGTGGCCGAAGACGCAGGAGGAGCTGGCGACAGAGGTGCTGGGGCTGGCCAGTGCGAGGCAGATCAGCGAGTGGCGGAGGAAGTATCCGAAGATCGATGATGCGATCGCATTGATCCAGGCGGCACCATTGTGGGAGCACAGGGCGGATATCTACGCGGCTTTGGTGGAGGTGGCCACTGATGCTGATTATAAGAATCACCCGGACAGAAAGCTGGCGCTGGAGATGCTGGGGGATTATGTCCCACGAAGTAAAGTGGAGGCGAGCATCGGGGAAGCGCGAGACCTGAGCGATCTGACGGATGAAGAGCTGGATGCATTGGCGGAGGGGCTTGGGATAGAGGTGGCAAAAGGGGTAGAGGGGTCAGAGGTGTCAGAGGGGCCAGAGGTGTCAGAGGGGTCAGAGGTATCAGATGTTAGCGAGTAATCCCGCGGTTGCAGTTATTACATCTCCCGAGGAAGCGCTGGCGGAGAGGGTGAGGCGGGAAAGGGCCAGGCGTTATTTTGGGGATTTTATGCGGTATATGCTGCCGGAGAAGATGGTGCCGATGATGGCCCGACATCATGAGATGTTGGCGTGGCATCTGGACCAGGTTAGTCTGTACATCGAGACGGGTGGGAAGGAGGGGATTGGGAGGTTGATGGTGTTTTGGCCGCCGAGGTATTGGAAAACGCTGAGCGTGAGCCGATTGTTCCCACCCTATTTACTGGGGAGAATGCCGGATGCGCAGATTGTTTTGACTTCGTATGGGGGTGATTTGGCTTTCAAGAACAGCAGGAATGCGAGGGATTTTCTGACGGACAAGAAATTCCGGGCGGTGTTTGGTGATAAGGCTGCGAGAGATCTGCCGCCAGTGGAGCTGGCACAGGATGCGAGGAGCGTGCAGAGCTGGACGCTGGCGAAGCCTTTTCGTGGTGGGGTGAGGGCGGCGGGCGTGGGAGGCGGTCTGACAGGTGAGGGTGGTCATTTGATTGTGATCGATGATCCTTTCAAGAACCGCGAAGAGGCGGAGAGGGAGACCAGGCGAGAGGAGATTTGGGATTGGTGGACGGACAGCGTGTATACACGGCGGGAGGACGGAGCGGCGATCGTAATCCCGCAAACTCGCTGGCACGTGGACGGGCTATCGGGGCGATTGCTGAAGAAGATGGCGGAGGATCCGCTGGCGGACCGGTGGGTGGTGCTTTCGTTACCTGCTTTGTGGGAAGCTGCGGCAGTGCCGGAGGAGAAGAACTTCGAGCAGTTCCAGCGGGAGAAAATGAAGGAAGGGGTGTGGATCGATTTCGAGGACCCGCTGGGGAGGCGACCGGGTGAGGCATTGTGGCCGGACAAGCATGATGAGGAAGAGCTGACGCAGATCCGGGCGAATATGGGGCCGTATGGGTTCGAGAGTTTGTACCAGCAACAGCCATATTTGAAGGCGGGGAATTTATTCAAGCGGGAGTATTTTGGGATTGTGGATGAGCCGCCGAAGCCGGATGAGATCTCAGAGCTGGTGCGGTATTGGGATAAGGCGGCAACTAAAGATGCAGGTGCTTTCACGGCAGGGCTGCTGATGGCCAGGACGGTGAGCGGTTTCTATTATGTGCTACATGTGGCCAGGGGACAGTGGTCGCCAGGTCAGCGGGATGCGGAGATGGTGAAAATCGCAAACCAGGACCGGGAGGAGTGGGGATATGTGGTGCAGTGGCACGAGCAGGAACCCGGGGGAAGCGGCAGGGACAGCGCTGAGGCAACGAACGACGTGCTGAGCGAGGCGGGACACGAGGCGCATTTCCAGACGGCGACGGGAGACAAGGTGGAGCGGGCGGGCCCGTGGAGCAGCAAGGCGGAGGCGGGGAAGGTGCGGGTGCTGCGGGCGGGGTGGACTGAGGCTTATATCGATGAGCATATTTCTTTCCCGAAAGGGAAGTATAAGGACCAGGTGGATGGGAGCTCGGGGGGATTCGGGAGGCTGAGGGAGGGTGTGCTCGAGGGAGAGTTGATGGCATGAGTATGGTAGTCCCTAACTCGCTTCTCACAGCCTTCGGCTGGGTGAGATGCTCGTGGGACGATCCATTTCCTGCTACGCAGGAGAAAAGGATCGAATAGCAATTATGAATTATTTTGCTCAGGTGCGAGAAGGATTACGAGAAAGGCTGCGAGCCTTCGTGTTGGGGGAGGGGGCGTTCTATGGGCATGAGGCGGAGTGGGGGCACGATGATACGACTTACAGCCCGGCGGAGTATGGGGATTATCTGGTCACGAGTAATGCGGTGTTCGTGTGCTCGAGGATGAGGGCGGAGCAACTGGCGGGGTTCCCACCGAAGGCTTACCGGTTCGAGAAGGATGGACGGAAAAAGGAAGTGAAGGGGGGAGAGGCGATGGGTTTGCTGCAGCGGGTGAATCCTTTCTGGACCCGTAACCGGCTGATGCGGATGACGGAGCTGTGTCTGTGCCTGTGGGGACGGGGGTATTGGTTCATCGAGAGGGGCGGCCCTTTCAATAAGGGGGCTCCGAAAGAGATCTGGTGGGGGCGGAGCGACCGGGTGACGGTGTACCCGCATGAGACTAAGTATATTTCTGGGTTCGGTTACGAGCCAATGGATGGAGGGGAAGAATTGTTCTTCGAGCCGCATGAGGTGATCTGGTTCCGGTATCCCAACCCGCTTGATGAGTTCGGGAGCCTTAGCCCGATTGCGGCGGCGAGGCTGGCGGCTGATTTACGCAGCTCAGCAGCTCACAGTAATAAACGGCTGTTCGACCAGGGATTGATGCTGGGTGGGTTCTTATCTCCTAAAAATTCACGACTAAGCCCCGAACAGGCGAAACAACTGGAAAAGAGCATCGCGCGCCGGTTTGCGGGACAGGACAAGGCTCACCGGTGGGGCGTGCTGCGCTTCGAGGCGGAAATGAAGGGGAATACGGTGACGCCGCATGATGCGGAGTTCCTGGGCACTTTGAACTGGGGGCTGGATGAGATCGCCAGGGCTTACGGGATCCCGCTGGACCTGATAGGTGGGCAGCGAACGTATGCGAATGTGCAGTCTTCAGAGCGGAGTTTGATCTACCGGACGATGATGCCGGAGGCGCAGTTCATTGCTGAGGAGCTGACGGAGCAGTATCTGCCGATGTTCAAAGAAAAGGTGGATCTGATCGAGTTCGATCTGAGCAATGTGCCGGTGCTGCAGGATGCGGAGAGCGAGCAGTGGAAGCGGGAGGAAGGGCAGATCGAGAGGGGGACGATGTTGATCAACGAGTGGCGGGAGAGTAAAGGTATGGATCCGGTGCCGTGGGGTGATGTGTGGTGGGTGCCGTTTGGGATGGGGCCGGTGGATGGGCCGACGGCGGATCTGTTACCGGCGAGCGCGGGGGGGAATGGGAATCAGTTGTCAGTGGATAGTGGTCAGTTGTCAGTGAGAAACCTGCAGCTGAGAACAGGCGTAAGAAAAAGTAATCAGTCGGGAGCCATGGTGGCTCTATTTCTCCCAGGGGAAGCTGCGAAAACTCTGGCTCTCTCTCAAGATCAAGTACCAGATGGGTCTTATGTTCTTCCAGCAAGCGAGCTTCATATCACTTTGGCATACCTGGGCGATAAGGATGAAGCCGAAGTTCCAAGGGATGTGATTGAGAGAGTGATGATCCAATTGGCAGCTGATGAGCCTTTGGTGGTTGGATCTGTTGGCGGTTTAGGGAGATTTGAGAAAGCGGAGAGCGATGGCACCAATGCATTTTATGCTTCTTTTGATTCTTCAGGGCTTTCGAAGCTGAGAGAGAAGATTGTGGATGCACTACAGCTGATCGGCGCTGATGTCAGTATGGAGCATGGTTTTACACCCCATATTACTCTAGCGTATATTCCGGAAAGTGAACCGACCCCAGATGTTGAGATCCAGAAGATCAAAATTGAAATGGAAGCGCTATATCTGGCATGGGGAAATGAATTAGTAGCGTTTTCTTTGCTTGGTGAACGCCGATTTGCCAGTAATCAACGTGCTGTTGAATACGGCTCGCAAGAGCATGAGAGGCTGCACCGGCGGTATGTGAGGCGAGTGGTGAGGCGGGAGAGGGAGGTGCGGGAGACGGTGAGGGGGTTGTTGGAGAGGCAGCGGGAGAGTGTGGTGGTGAAGATAGCTGCGAGCGGGAGCGGGGAGCGGGGAGAGAGGGTCCAGAGGGGGCAGAGGGACCAGAAGTGACAGAGGGGGCAGAGGTGGAGGAGGTTTTGGGGGCGTTGATGGCGGCTTTGGCGTTCGAGGAGTGGGTGAAGCGGTTCAGGGAGGGGATGAGGCCGACGCTGAGGGTGGTGTATGAGGATGTGGGGCAAGAGGCACTGGATGACCTGGCGCTGTTGATGGGGTTCGATGTGGATGCTCCGGAGGTGGTGAGGGCGATGGAGCGACAGGTGCAAGCGTTCGCTACGCAGGTGAATGAGACGACATGGAAGGATCTGCGGCGAGTGCTGGCTGAGGGGTTGGAAGAGGGGGAGGGGATCGATGCACTGATGGGGAGGGTGAAGGGCGTGTTCGATGGGTACATGGATACGGATCCGGCAGTGGCTGAAAAGCTGAGCCGGTTGGAAGCAATTGCCAGGACGGAGACTGTGGCGGTTTCTAATGGGGGGACGATGGAGGCGTGGAGGCAGAGCGGGGTGGTGGAGAGTAAGACCTGGTTGAGCGCACTGCTGCCTGACAGGACGAGGGACTGGCATGCGGATGCGCATGGACAGACGGTGGCTCTGGATGCGGATTTCGAGGTGGGTGGAGAGGCGATGGCTCACCCGGGAGACCGGAGAGGTAGTCCGGAGAATGTGATCAATTGTTTGTGTTCGATGACGGCGGGGGTGAGGGTATAGGACACGGATGAACACGGATTGGATATTGGATATTAGAGATTGGATGTTGGAGGTTGGAGATGGGTAAGCAATATTTACGGGCGTTTGTTGATGAAAAACAACGCAAGAGGATTGCTGAAGCGCAGGCGGGAACTCCGATTCGATTTATTGCAAGCACTGAAGGCGTCAAACGTGATGGACTGGATTTGCAGGTCGATCGATGGGATTTTGAAAACTATAAACGGAATCCAATCGTTACCTGGGTTCATAACTTGTCTGGCCACAGATTGCCGATCGGGCGAGGAGATACATCGATCGACTTGGAAAAAAGAGTGATGTTGGCAGACGTGAGTTTTGACCAAGAAGATGAATTTGCTCGCTCTATAGAAAGTAAGTATCGGAGAGGGTATTTACATTCCATTTCAGTCAGTTGGGATGATATCGAAACAGATGATGGAATGAGATATGACTTGTTGGATATTGCTGCTGTTCCCTTGCCGGGGGATCCGGAGGCGCTGGTGGAGAGGCAGTTCAGGGCGTTGAGGGCAATTCTTGAGGGGGCAGAGGGGACAGAAGTGACAGAGGAGCCAGAGGGACCAGAGGGGGCAGAGGAAACAAAAGTGCCAGAGGAGCCAGAGGGGGCAGAGGAGGACGAGCTCTGGAAGAGGACGGCGGAGGAGATGGTGGGGTTGTTCTCGAGAGGGTGTGAGCTGGGTGAGGAGGAGAGGAAAGCGGAGTATCACCGATTGTGTGCGGCTTACCGGAAGCTGGAGAAGACGCCGCCGGAGTTACTGCCGTTGAGCACGGTTAGAGCCCTTGGAGAGGGAGAGGTGGCGGGGTTGTTTTTGGAGGGGGAGGTACCCCCCCCGGCCCCCCCATCGGGCAAGCCGATAGGGGAGAGATTGGGAAGGGGACAGGTGCAAAAGTTGATGGGGTTGTTGGATGAGATGAAGGAGGTTCTGGCGGAGCCTGAGGGAGGATCCGATGGATCTGAGCTGGGCGATGAGGCTAACCCTTCGACAAGCTCAGGGCAAGCCCCCCCTGACCCCCCCAATGATGGGGGGGAACAGTTGGAAGTATTAGCGGAAGAAACATTATCACTACTTGAAGAAATGGAGGTTAGTGATGGAGAAACTACTTGAACAAATTAACGAGCGAGTGCAGGCGCTGGGTGAGCAGGTCAGTGAGGCACGATTGAAAGAGATCGTGCAGACTGAGCTGAACCTGCTGTGGGAAGACCAGGAATTCATCCGGAAGATGCGGTTCGGATCGAGCGGCGAGCGGAAGCTGTTCGGCTCAAAGTTCCACCGGTTCGGGTTCGAGATCGCGGATGTGGAATTCTTGTTCGACCTGATGGAGGCCCGCCAGCGGGCTGGCATGGGATCAGGACCCAGCGAGGAGCTGCGGAATGCCTTTGGGCATATATCGCAGGCGATCTATGTGCCTGAGGATGAGATCCGCAAGATCGACCAGCAGGCATTGGACGGCGTATTCAGCCGGATCCCGGTGCGCTGGTTCCCGCTGGAAGACCAGGCATTGGCGGCTCGAGGAGCCTGGATGGAAACCCAGGCATACCAGAACGCGATGCGCGCAATGGACACGGCGGAGAGCGGGTACGGCTCGCAACTGATCGGGGCGCAGTATGTGGCTGATCTGTGGGAGGGGGCACGGCGCGACAGCCGGATCTTCTCATTGATCGAGACCTTCGAGATGACGGCTCCGACAGCTTACCTGCCGGTGGAAGCTGATATCCCAGAGATGCTGTTCGTGACGGAGAACACGGCTGCAGACAGCTCTGAGTATGGGACCAGCAAGACCGGTTCGAACCGGGTGCAGGTGGATGCGAAGAAGTTCGTGCTGCACCAGATGTGGTCCGGCGAGATGGAAGAGGACAGCATCATCCCATATATCCCCTTCCTGCGGCGACAGGCTTCGAAGTCGTTGAGCCACTATTCTGACAGCCTGGTATTGAACGGTGATACCACGAACGCAGCGACTGGGAATATCAACCTGGACGATGCTGACCCGGCGGACACAAAGCACTACCTGGCTGTGGATGGCATCCGGCACGTGTTCCTGGCTGATAACACGGACAACCAGACGGACCACAGCGGAGCAGCGGTCACTTACAACGCCCTGGTGCGTTTGAAGAAATTGCTACTGGATACCACGTACCTGCATGATTGGGGTCACCCGATCAACCCGCAGGACCTGGTGTATATCGTGAACCCTGACCTGGGCGATGAGATCTCGCTGCTGGATGAGACGCTCACCGTCGATAAGTATGGCCAGAATGCAATGGTGGTGACTGGTGAGATCACCAAGGTCGGCCAGAACCCAGTGGTGCCTTCGATTGCGATGAGCAAGACGGAGGCGGACGGCAAGGTTTCGACGACTGGGGCCAACAACACGTTGGGCCAGGCGGCACTGTTCAACCGCAACGGGTACAAGGCTGGCTGGCGACGCCGGGTGAAGGTGGAGACCGAGAGGCTCCCCGCCCGGGACCAGACCCGGATCGTCTATTCGATGCGCTTAGGTTTGGGTCGGTTCTCACCGACCGGGGCCGCGAGCGGGATCGAGCACACGGCTGGGTTGTTCAATATTGCGTAACCCCCCCTATTCCCCCTATGATCCCCCCTTTCCCCCAATGGGAGAAAGGGGGGATGTGAAGGAACGGAGGAACTAAAGATGAAGAAATTTGGTTTGGTTTTGACGGTTTTGCTGGTGCTGATGGTTTCGCTGGTGGCCTGTGAAATTGAGGCACCGGAGGAGCGGGCGCGGGAGCGGATCAGCATCGATGCGCGAGACGATGCGTACCTGTTCAACGGGGCTGATCTGTATGTTTACAGCGATGATCACAGCACACAGAAGTTCCATGTTGACGGCGCGACCGGAAACGTGGTGGGCCTGGGATATGACTTCCAAGGCGGTGTGCTAGACCTGGATGCGGACAACGATACGAGCATCACTGTGGATACTGACGACCAGCTTGACATTGAGCTGGGCGGCAGCGACCAGGTTGTACTGAAAGCTGTAGCAGCGGCAGACAGCGCCGCCACGAACGAGTATACGGAGATCGCTTTCACGACACCGGTAGACACGACCGGGACGAACACGCACAACGCTTTGACGATAGATCTAGCGGTGGGCAATGCAACCGGCGGGACGAACACCTTGCGCGGGATCCAGATCGACAATATCACCGGTGATGCGCAAGTAACCGAGACGGCGATCAATGTTGGAACTGGCTTCGATGTGGGCCTGGCGGTGGGCAGCCCAGCGGATTACACGTATGTGCAGGGCGCTGACAGCGCCGGTACTGGAGATGCGCTGGAAATTGCTTTTACTTCGCCAGTCGATACGACCGGGACGAACACACACAACGCGTTGACGATCGACCTGGCGGTTGGAAATGCAACCGGCGGGACGAACACTTTGACGGGTATTCAGATCGATGCGATTTCTGGTGATGCGCAGGTGACGGAGCAGGCGATCAATATCGGCTCCGGGTTCGCTACGGGCATCAAGGTGCCCCAGGACCAGGAGAATATCGGTTTGCCGACGATCCTGAGCGTGGATATCGATATCGACAACGACAGCTCGCCCTACACGTGCGCAACTGTGGCAGACGGCGAGACCTGGTTCGTGCATACGGTTTATGCGAACGTGCTGGATAACTTTGCCACTGGCGGCTCGAATGATGCGACTTTCGATGTCGGAGACGGCGGCGACCAGGATGGTCTGCTGGACCTGGATGATGCGGAGCTGCAGACAGCGGATGTGGATGTGACCGGAGGCCCGGCAGGATGGCAAGGTTACGGATCTGACACGATCGGAGCTTACATGGCGGCAGGCGCCGGGTTTGTGTACTCGCAAAGCGGCGCGGCTGAAACGATCGACTGCACGTTCGCCGGGACTGGATTGGCATCGGACACGGCTGACTCGAGCACGGATATCACGGTTTATATCGTGTATACGAGGCTGCCATAACCCCTATCCCCCCTGGCCCCCTTTCCCCTTCCTTCGACCCTTCGACAAGCTCAGGGCTCAGGATGGAGAAAGGGGGAGAGAGTGAAGCGAAGGTTAGGATGAATATCTTGGTGTTGACGGATAAGCGGTACCTGGGGGCTGCCGTGGCGGTGGCTCCTGGCGCGGATGTGTGGGTCTTCCCACCGATGACGGCAGGTGATTTCAGGCCAGAGTTCTTGAAGGGCTATGAATTCATCTATGTGGACCTGCACGGGCAGCCGGAGAGTGTGTACCTGTACTGCGATGAGGGAGAGCATGTTGCTGCTCTAAGTGTGCAGACGGTCAGATCTGCGGAGATAGGTGACGCGGTGGTTTTTATGACGTCGTGTTATGGACCTGAGACACCGTTTGTGAAAGCTTTTCTGGGTGCTGGCGCTAGTGGGGTGGTGGCTGGATATGGGGTGAACTGGGGCACTCGTAAGCGGTTGAGCGGGGCGCAGTTGCTGGGGAAGTATTTCATGGAAATGCTGAACCCGCAGATCTCAGTGGCGGAATCGCTGCAAGCTGCCAAAGGAAAGCTAAAGCAGAAAGGCATGAGATCAATGCGAAAAAGTTATCGAAAAGCGGCGCAGGATGCGCTGGAATTTGAGGTTTTTATAATCAAATAAATGGGACACGGATTTCACGGATTGAACGGATTAGGTATTAGATATTTGATACTGGAGGCTTGTGATGGGTGATTCTACTCTTCAATATGGTTTGAGGGGAAAGTGGGTGCGCTCACGCGCAATCACGAATTCGGATACGGGGACGACGGTGGCAATCCTGGATGTTCCTGCAGGAACGTTCATTCCACCGCACGGGATTGCGATTGAGGTGCTGACTGCTTTCGCGGGCGGTACACCGAGTTTAGATATCGGCGATGGCGATGATCCAGATGGCTGGATCGATACGACGGCGATCACGGAAGCAACGCCAGGCACTTACGCTGATGTGGATGCTGCTTTGGCGGTGACCGGGAAATATTATGCCTCGGCAGATACGATCGACGCGGT